TTTAGATCAGTTAGTTGAACATTTAATGCACCATTAGTAGCAACGAAACCTTCTGGGTTTGAAAACAGTTCGGGTCCTGCTTGATAAACAAAGTCAACTGATTCAATTGCTACCGCTTGCCCTGTTGCTACGTTAACGTAAGCCCCCAAGTCTATTACACCTTGTACTCTAGTTCCGCCTGCACTGCTTGCTGGTATTGTTATAGTCTCTGTCAAATAAAAACTGCCTGTCTTTGCTGTCGCCATAGCATTGATCTACTTGCCGACACCCTATAAACTCATTTAATCTTCTTAATATCACACGAACCACCCGTCCCCGACCACCACCCCTTGCTAACTAGCCACTGAACTTTAACTTAACTCAACTTTTTTCCGCTGTATATATATACAAAAACCGAGTGCGTAACATCATGAGAAAGCAAAGAACGTGTGAAAGATGTGGATTAAGACCGGGTACTTACAGATTATTACATTGTAACAGCATATTATGCGATGGTTGCAGCTATGATTTAACGGAGAGGAAACTATGAAACGACATAAGATGGTTAATTTATGTCCAACGACGTATGAGATAGCGTCTAAAATGCCTAACTTTAGCAAGTTTGTACGTAAGACTTTGTTCAATCAGGAGATCCACAAGGACTTAGAATACCTAGAAGAAGAAAACGCCAGATTACACGCATTGATTGCAGACGTAATTGATGGTAAAAAACGATTTGTACCCGGTAAAGGCTGGATAAAAAACATGTATGAGGTTGAAGAAGAATGATTGTAAGTTGTGCATGCTGTGGATTTGATGGTAACGTACATGATTACGAAGCTTGGAGCCGTCACGGTACATATCCTACAATATGGATATGCGACGTATGTGCGGCAGATCTTAGATAATTCTACTTGAACCAATTGCGCTACGTTCGTAAAGTGCTATCTCTGGTGTATAATCTAATCCGACTGTGCTAGGCATACCTGCTGCAACGTTAGCAGCCGTTTGTTTACCTGCATACGTCCCAACTATAGCACCTGCTTGAGCACCTCCAGAAATACGATAGACAACAGGACCAAGCCCAGGGGACAATTTGTTTGCTTCTCTAGCTAAGCGAGTGATCGATTTGTCAACAATTGCCTCACGTGCTAGCCACTCTAAAGCTTCTAACAACATGCTTACACCTGATTGGCAAGTTCGTACGATCTCTTAAGCCTCATCAAATATTCAATATCGGGTTCTTTATCTGTTGTAGCGTCAAGTAATACGCGCTTAGGTGGAATCAAAAGAGATGTTAATCCTCTTTCGCTTGTCCTAGTGTATGATTCTGGCAATACTATTAATCTATAACAATAAATGCAATCTGCAGCAGTTGGTTCTAAGCTAGAAAATTCATTTGCTTGAATAACACGTGAATAACCAAAGCCATTAGCAGTAAAAGATTCTCCACCAAAAGTAGAGTCAACACCCCATACCAATTGCGATCCATGAATAATCTGAGTTCTGTTAAAATTACCAGGTTCAATACCAGCTAGATTGAATGGTATAAATCCGGGCATTGTATAAATTAAACCAACTAAATTATCATCAGACATAGGAACTGAAGATAAAATAGTCATTTCAGTGAATACTGCTTCAGCAGATAATAAAGGGAAGTTTGGATCATCTACTTGCCAAATAACACTAGTAATTCCGCCACGTTGTTCAAATGAACTTCTAAAGTACATTGTTAAATCTTCCATTGCATAACCTGAAAGGTCTAATTTATGCTCTGAGACAAATGCTAGATTAACGCCTGATGGGACTCTAACTATTCTATAATCGGTTGCTGGATTTAATCTATATGACCCATCAGCTAATATGTCGTCATCTTCTAAGCCTAATGCAGAAAACTCTACGGTTAAAAGTCTGTTAGTCATCATTTTTTACCTCCTTTCTTTGGTTTAGGTTTAGATTTACCAGATTTCTTAGGTTTTAGAGTTGCATAAACACTGCGATAATGTTTCATTTTTTACGCCCCCTTTTGAAAGCCTTTGACATTGCAGCAAGATCTAGTCTTCCCTTTTTTGGTCCTCGCTTGAACTTGATGTGGTTAGTTCCGTTCTTAACGTAACGTTGCCATTCTGATAGTTTACGTTTAGTTTTCTTAGCGACTTTTTTAGTTTCTTTAACGGTCTCAGTAGCAGTAGCAACAGTGCGCTCAGCCCTGCCAAGTAATGCTCGAAGTTCATCGAGAGTCCCCTCAATTTTAACCATAGGAATCACCTATGATTAGTTGTCACTTGCAGTCGATTGTATAGCGATGGCGACAAAGTCCTTGCTTGATAGTTTAACTATTCTGCATTTGATTCTAGCCGTTACAAACAATTCAAACGAACTGGTAGTTGCTCCATCAGGACCAGCTACCAAATACAGACTGTCATTAACAACCATAAATGCTTCAGATAAAGCGGCTGGGCCAAAATTATCTGGATATAGATCAGTCACGTGTGATGCTACGTTGTTAGTTCTATCAATTGCTAATGCACCTGAAGCTATCAAACTTTGATTATCAGCTCTAACAAATGCACTTCCGGGATTTAGATCAGTTAGTTGAACATTTAATGCACCATTAGTAGCAACGAAACCTTCTGGGTTTGAAAACAGTTCGGGTCCTGCTTGATAAACAAAGTCAACTGATTCAATTGCTACCGCTTGCCCT